ATTTTAGGAGAAAGATTATGTCAGAGGATGCAAAAACACTTATTTTTAATATTTATGGAGAATTAAAAGAAGGAAATGATCCTGAAAAGATAAGACCGGGAGAAATAGGAATGACAGAAAAACGTTTGATTTCTGCTGGTAGAGAACTCAGAGTAATAGGTTGGTTGCCACATTTTACTGTCACAAAAGATAACAATTCGGGAGTGCAAATATGGTTCATTGGAGAAATAAGTTCGGAAGCAATGGAACAGTTAGATGAGTGGGCAAAAGAATAAAGTTGAAGCAGTCCTTCGGGGCTGCTTTTTCTATACTCAAAAACGAAACGAATGAGAGGCGGTGAGTCTGAGTGACAAAAAAGCAGAAAATATTTGCAGATGAATACCTAATAGACTTAAATGCCACAAGGGCTTACCGGGTAGCATATCCATCTGTAAAGAAAGACGAAACAGCAGCGGCAGCAGCAACCAGAATGTTAAGAAATGTTAAGGTTTCAGCTTATATTCAAGAAAGGATGCAAGAACGCCAGAAACGGACAGAAATCACTCAGGACAGGGTACTGAAAGAACTGGCTGCCATAGCTTTTGCTAAAGCTACAGACTATGCAGAAGTTAAAGACGGGCAGGTAAACATAAAAGACACAGCAAACCTGGATGAGCAGCAGATCAGAGCTATTGCCGGGATAAAAGAGGGCAAATTCGGTATTGAAGTGAAATTAAATAATAAAGAGCAGGCATTGGAACTTCTTGGAAGACACCTTGGAATGTTTAAGGATAAACTGGAAGTATCCGGCTTGGATGAAGAGAAAAAGAAACTGGGAGACATCCTGGAGCAGCTCCGAGGGGGTGGTTAACCTTCATGAGTTCTCAGAGATTAGTATTATCAGATAAATACAAAGCATTTCTACATTGCAGTGCCCCGGTAGAATTTCTTGAAGGAACCTGACTACGGCAGCAGGGAAAACAACAGTAGGACTTTTTAAATTCATGTGTAAGGTTGCCGAATCTCCAAAGAAACTGCATATTCTTGCAGCGGATGATACAGGAACAGCAGAAAAGAATATCATTAATAAAGATTTAGGGATTTTGGATGATTTTGGAATTTTGGTAGAGTACAACGGATCTGGAACAAAAGATGATAAAATTCCCCATTTATTGTTTCATGCCCCGCAAGGCGATAAGACAATATACGTTCTTGGCTATGGCAACAAAAAGAAATGGAAGAAAGCTTTAGGCGGACAGTATGGCTGCCTATATATCGATGAAGTTAATACAGCAGACATCGACTTTGTCCGGGAGGCATCCATGCGTTGCGATTATCTTATGGCAACCCTCAACCCAGATGATCCAACTCTGGATGTATACAAAGAATATATCAATTGCAGCAGACCTTTGCCGGAATGGGCAGACAGCACACCGCAGGAAATAAAAGATGAACTAAGAGAAGAACCAAAACCCGGCTGGGTCCATTGGTTCTTTTCTTTTGACGATAATGCCGGACTTCCGGAAGAAAAGAAGCAGCAGATTATCCAGAATACGCCGAAAGGAACAAAGATCTGGAAAAACAAGATTCAGGGTTTGCGAGGAAAAGCAACAGGATTGATATTCCCGAACTTCAGCAGGAAACAGCATGTCGTTTCAGAGAAATGGATAAAAGCCCAGATGGTAGCAGGAAAGCTGAAATTTAAAAAATTCACCTGTGGCCTGGATACCTCGTACTCTTCAAAGTCTCCGGATACAATCGCAATGATATTCCAGGGAATCACAGAGGACAGGAGATTGATCACACTGGCTGAAAAAGTGTACAGCAATAAGGATCTGGATCAGCCACTTGCTCCTTCCGATACAGCTGTAAAATTCATAGAGTTTTTGGAGAAATGCCGAAAGGATTGGGGATTTGCAAAAGATACCTTTGTTGATTGTGCAGATGCTGCTACGATCACAGAATTGAGAAAGTACAAACGTCTTCATGGCTGTATGTACAACTTTGTAGAATCTTACAAAAGAGTAGAGATTCTGGATAGAATCAAGCTTCAACTTGGATGGATCCAACAGGATTGCTATCTGGTTGTAGATACATGCACCAATCACATAGCTGAATTGGAGAAATATTCCTGGGATGAGGAAAAAGATATCCCGGAAGACCGAAACGACCATACGATCAACTCCCAGCAGTATGGCTGGATCCCATATCGGAATATGATTGGTTTCGAAACGGAGGAAACGAAAAGGTGAAATGGATGGATAAATTAAACGAGAATATAAAGAAGACAGTTCGGAGCTGGCTGAATGTGCTCCCGGCTAATCCATATAATTTCCAGATTAATGAGATACTGGATTTCGAGGGACATGCGATCCGCAACCGAATCTGGTACAGAGGAGACGGAAATGAACTGGAACAGTTCTATCAGCAGAATCAGGAATATGCAGACAGACATAAGTTCTGGGCAAGCAGATGCACTCCTGGAATGGATATGAGAAAGATACATACAGGTCTGCCGGGATTAATCGTACGCACGCTTTCTTCAGCGGTCCTTCCTGATATGGAAGACTTTGAGTTTGAGTCACCGGCTCAGGAACAGCTATGGAAAGATATGGAAAAAGAAAACCGGTTTCGGAAAAAGATAGAAAGCGCTTTGAAAGAAACATTATATATTGGCGATGGAGCCTTTAAAGCAGTCATTGACACAGAACTCAGTGATTACCCGATTATAGAATGGTATCCGGGAGACAAGGTGGAATTTGTTTATCAGAGAGACAGGATCCGCGAAATAGTATTTAAAACTCCGTATCATAAGAAAAGCAGGACATATGTCCTGAATGAAAGATACGGATATGGATACATCATAAATGAATTATATCAGGGAAATAAACTTGTGGACATCAAAACGATTAAGGCCACAGAGAATCTTAAAGACGTTACATTTGATGATTCGGTAATCCTTGCAGAGCCATTTATGATCTACGAATCTGCGAAGTATGAGGGCAGAGGCGGAAGTATTTTTGACGGAAAACTTGATAATTTTGATTCTCTGGATGAAACATGGAGTCAGTGGATGGATGCACTAAGGTCAGGAAGAGCAAAAACTTATGTGCCAGAATGCCTGATACCTCATAATCCGGAAACAGGCGAGCTTGTCAGACCTAATCCTTTCGATAACCGTTATTTTTCTGCAGACGGAGATATGAGAGAAGGACAGCGCAATCAGATTATCACAGAACAGCCTGTTATCCCGCATGAAAGCTATCTGGCATCTTATGTAACTGCGCTGGACCTGTGTCTGCATGGAGTGATCAGCCCGTCAACACTGGGGATTGATACTAAGAAACTGGATAATGCTGAAGCTCAGAGAGAAAAAGAAAAGACAACACTTTACACCAGAAATTCCATCGTAGAAGCAATGCAGGAAACACTTCCGGCCGTGGTAGGGATGTGTATCAATGCAAATAACATTCTTCATGGACAGCAGGTAGAAGAGGTAAATGTAAATATTCCATTTGGAGAATACGCCAACCCTTCTTTTGAGAGCCAGGTGGAAACTGTGACGAAAGCAAAACAGGGTGGAATCATGAGCATTGAACGTTGCGTAGAGGAACTTTATGGCGATAGTCTGGATGAACATTGCAAAGAAGAAGAGATAGCCCGTCTGAAAGCAGAACAGGGCATACAGGATCTGGAAGAACCATCCATCAACATGAAACTTGGTGATTTTGAAGTAGATACAGGAGGTGGATCAGGTGAAGGTTAAAGTAAACAACCGAATATACCGGATGAATAGAGAAGAATACCAGGGACTTCTTAAAATCGCCAAAGAACAGGTCGCACAGGGAATATATGCTATCGAAAGAGAAGATTATGCGGAACTTCGATGTGATCATTGCGACAGCATTACAAAGTTGAAGAAGTTGACACGACAGTTTAAGGCTCAAGGATTCAAGGTATTGTCTAATGGCAAGGATAAATGATGAATACGATATCGGAGCTGCCTTTGAAGCTATAGAGAATGAACTCATAGCATCCATGATCCGCAATATGGAATCTCATAAGCAAGAAGAAATTGGCGAAGACAAACAATGGTCCATGTGGCAGACAGAAATGTTGAAATCCCTGGAAGAATATAAACATAATAATCAAAAGAAATATGGCAAACAGTTTAAGGATATCAATGCAAAGATAGCGGAGCTGATTCGGACTGCAAGAACAGAAGGAAATATGCAGCAGGAGATCACTATTTTGAATGCCATAAAAAAAGGCTTTCCGGCAAATAAAATAAGCAAGGGAGGTACTGCAGAATTTTTTAAACTGAATGATCGGAAGCTGGAAGCTCTGATCAAAGCCACAACAGATGATATGAAGAAAGCAGAAACTGCAGTGCTTCGTATGGCTAATGATCAATATCGGAGAATTATTTATAATGCTCAGGTATATGCCAATACCGGTGCAGGAACCTATGAAAAAGCTGTGGATATGGCAACTAAGGATTTCCTCAAAGCAGGTCTAAACTGCGTGGAATACGCCAATGGTGCCAGACATACCCTTGCAGACTATGCAGATATGGCAATCCGAACAGCAACGAAAAGAGCGTACCTGCAGGGGGAAGGAGAGAAACGCCGGGAATGGGGCGTGTACACAGTGATTATCAATAAACGCGGCAGTGGCTGCCCTTGCTCTTTGTGTGTCCCATTCGTGGGAAAAGTCATGATTGATGATGTATGGAGCGGAGGTCCGAAAGACGGAGTATCTCCCGTTACAGGAATTAAGTATCCGCTGATAAGTGCTGCCATAGTAGCTGGACTTTACCATCCCCGATGCCGTGACAGCCATACAACCTACATTGAAGGAGTCAATACTCCACCCGATGGGAAATATACCAGAGAAGAGCTCAACAACCTTGCAGAGAAAAACGCTAGGCGGGAACGTCAGCAATATGCCGAACGCCAGGAAAAGAAATATAATAGGCTGTCACAATTCTCTCTGGATCCGGAGAACCAACAGGTGTATGGACAAAAACAAAAAGAGTGGCAACATGTAAGAATGAAGACTGGTAATATGGACAGCCAGGAATATGCAGAATCAAAAAGACCACTTGTGGATTTCCACGCAGTTCCGCAGAGTCAGATTGTCAGCCTTCTTCGTACAGAATCACAGGATTGGATTGATCGTTTATCAGAAAAAGAAAAACATGCGATTGAAAAATACACGTTCAATTCTGGCGATCAAAAGCCGGATCGATTCTTTGAACGGCTTAATGCTATGCTTCGTGGAGATATAGCAGAAGATAAAAAACTTAGAGAGTATGCAGAAACAATATCAGGTGCATTGAAAAAGAGTAAGATTCAGCATGATGTTATTACATATAGAAATCTGGACATACCACTTTATGATGAATTTGAAGTAAATGATCTGGTCACGGAAGGACAGTTTATCAGTACTTCGGTGACTCAAGGAGCTGCGTTGAACAAATCATATAAAATTTTGATATATGTACCAAAAGGCAGCAAAGGAGCATATATTGAAAGGATAAGCAGATATCCTAAGCAAAGAGAGTTATTGCTTGACAAGGACACTATATTCAGAGTAGTATCAAAGAAAGAAAAAGAAATAGAATTGCAGGTGATCGTATGAAGATGAAATCAAAGGAAAAGAAAGCCTATAAAGACTTTCAGGACAGAGTGGCAATGCCGGGTAAACCAAGAAAGCTTACAGAAGAAGAAATTAAGAAATTGAAAAAAGAAGGACGTATTTAGTACCACCAGTCAGAAATGGCCGGTGGTATTTTTATACTCTTTTTTAAAATTGCGCCGGCGCAACAGAGGGAGGTGAGAACATGAAAATCGAAGTGATCCATAATTTCTACGATAAAGAAAACAACTTGAAGCTTCGAAAGGTCGGAGACAAATATTCGGTATCAAAAGAAAGAGGGAAATATCTCATAGCATTAAAAGTGGCTAAAGAGATCCCGGAACAGAAAGGCGGTGATCCAGAATCTCCCGCTGAGGCGTAGGGTGAAACGCCTTATTTTTATGCCCGAAGGCTTAAAACTACGCGGAGACACCGGGTTAACAACTGTTTATGTGAGACACACGTAAAACTGTATTCGTGCAGACAGCACATAAAAAACTGTAAAGGAGCATGTAAAAATGTATAAGAGATTCAGATGCAAATTATCAATGAACCTGCAGACATTTGCAGAAGGTGGAACTGCTGACGGTGGAGGAGGTTCAGGAGCAGAAGGCGGAACACCACCAACAGGAACACAGCAGACACCACAGTTTGATTATGATAAACTGGCCAGTCTGATCGCGGGAAAGCAGAGCGTAACAGAGGAATCTGTTTTAAAAGGCTATTTTAAACAGCAGGGGCTTTCAAAGGAACAGATGGATCAGGCAATTGCATCATTCAAACAGCAGCAGGCGGCAAATACTCCTGATGTAGCAGGACTGCAGAGTCAGATTACAGAGACTCAGAACCAGTTGACAGCAGCACAGGCAGCAGTGCAGGCCGCAAAGGTTGAAAACGCAGCTACAATGATGGCAGTATCCCTGGGGCTTGATGCAAAGACAATTCCATACGTCTTGAAAATGGCTGATCTTAGTCAGACAGCAGGACAGGATGGGAAGATTAACGAAGAAGCACTGAAAACAGCACTTAATACGGTATTGGAAGCTGTTCCGGCTTTGAAACCACAGGCTGACGGAAAGACCGGTTTTACTCAGGTAGGAACTGGCGGTAATCCGGCACAGCATTCTCAGACAACTACAAACCAAACAGCAGTGCCAACAAAACGTTGGAATCGCTGGAACTAAAAAGAAAGAAGGTATAAACTATGGCATTAAATTATGCAGAACAGTGGAGCCCGGAGCTCCTTGAAATCCTGATGCAGGGAACCCTGACATCTCCATTTGTAACTAGCAATGTTAGATGGCTTGATGCCAAAACATTTCATTTTACTCAGATGAGCACATCCGGATACAAGAACCACAGCAGAAAAGGCGGCTGGAATGTTGGTTCTTACGAACAGAAAGACGTACCATACACACTGACACACGACCGTGATGTTGAATTTATGGTAGATAAAGCAGATGTTGATGAGACAAATGCTACAGCTTCTATTCAGAACATTTCCCGCGTGTTTGAACAGACATGGGTAGTTCCGGAAACAGATGCGCTGTTCTTTTCCAAGGTAGCTCAGGCAGCTCAGAAGACAGAAGACTATCATGGATCCACAGCAACATCTGCATACACAAAGGCAAAAGTATTCGGTATGCTCAAAGATATCCTTGCAAAAGGGAAACTCAGAAGATACAAAGCAAATGGTTCTCTGCTTATGTATGTTCGCAGTGAGATTATGGACGCTCTGGAGCAGTCTACAGAATTCACCAGAAAGATTGAAATGACCCAGATTGCAGAAGGTGGTCTTGGCATTGAGACCAGAGTAACTGAGATCGATGGTGTGCCGATCATGGAAGTTATTGACGATGAGCGTTTCTATGATGCATTCAACTGGGAGCCGGAAGGCGGCGGATTTGAGCCACTCAAAAAAGCATCCGGAGTGACAGGAGCACACAAGATCAACGTGCTGGTTGCCTGCGGTCAGACCTGCAAAACCGTACCAAAGATTAACAGTATTTATTACTTTGAGCCGGGCGGACACACCAAGGGAGACGGATACCTGTATCAGAACAGGTCGTTTTCTGATGTATTTGTGTTCCCGAATGGACGTGATGGCAATATCGACAGTATTTATGTTGACGTAGACACAACAGAGGTTGGTGCCTGATCGGAGGGCGTCATATGAGATATAAATCGTATGCAACAGAAAGCTATTACCTGGATACCTATGAAGGAATTCTGATACCTGAAGATGAAATAGAAAAAGCATTAAAGCAGGCAAGCAGACATGTAGATTCCCTGACCTACAACAGGATTGTAGGCCGGGGTTTTTTAAATCTTACGGAATTTCAACAGGAAATTATCCGGGAAGTTATATGCAGACAGGCAGAATTTGAGTATGAGAACGCAGACGAAATAAGCAGTGTCCTGTCCTCTTACAGCATTAACGGTGTATCTGCCCAGTTTGGTAGTTCATGGAATGTATTTACAGGAAAAGGCATTGCAATGAAGAGAGACGACTATACACTTCTCTGCCAAACCGGCCTTTGTTGCCAATTAGCGAGGTGATCATATGAAATATCCATGTCTGGTACCCAGACGGTTATGTAAAACAGATATCAGCCTGTCGCTTGACAGAGAAGGTTTAAATGAGTACGGAGAACCGCTGGAACCTATACAGTATTCAGGAAAATGTAATTATCAGGATAAAGCCCGGACAGTGTTGACTGCTGAAAAGAAGCTGATCAAGATCACAGGAACAGCCTTGTTTTGCGGGGACATATGCCCGGAACTTCCAGTCATATCCGGCGGTGAGGCTGTCATATTTGGTGTAAAAAGGCGGATCGAACAGGGAACAAAGGCACGAAATTCTGACGGTTCAGTAAATTATACAGAGGTTCAGCTAATATGATCCGGGTAAATTCAACAGTGAGATTGAATCTTCCCAAAATCCGAGAACTCTCAGAGATGCAGGTGAAAGCTCTGGAACAGACGGCAGAAGCGCTTCACACAGAAGTGGTACAGGCTCAGGTTTTCCCGAGAGATACCGGAAACCTGCAGAATGAAAGCACGTTCGTGGATACTTCCAAAAGCAAACAGGGGAAAGTATCTATAGTATCATCAACTCCATATGCCAGAAGGCTGTATTTTCATCCGGAATATCATTTCCATACAGACGAAAACCCGAACGCAAAAGGAAAATGGTATGAAGACTGGATTCCGGGAGGAAGAGAGGCAGATTACTGTACAAATGCATTTAAACGAATCTACAGGAGGCTGACAGGAATATGACATTAGCAGACGTGAGAGACTATATAGCTTCCCTTGAATTGGCTGCACACGTATACATGGGGAAACTTCCGGATAAGGAAGATAAATCTATTGGAGTATACAACAGCAAGCATCAGTATCCACAGCACATAGCACTTGGAGGCCCCGCTCAGGAGGGATACGGGCAGAAATATATAACTCTGCTGATACATTGGAATAAATCTCCAAGGGATACCGAAAAAACAGCTACAGAGCTGTTTGAAGTGCTCAGACGGGCAAGGGATATAACGATTAATGATGAAACCATTAAATTTATACAGCCACTTTATGAAATCCAGGATGTTGGAACGAACGATTCCGGAATTTGTGAAATGGTAATAGAGGCGGCTGTTATCTATGCGAAGAAAGGAAAACAGAATGAAACGTAAAGCTTTACAGATGAATTTACAGAAATTCGCAGGAAAAACAAACGTATTTCCGGTTCTTGATAACAAGTTCAAAGTTGGAAAGACAAAGGAATCAGCGACAACCATTGCAGATATGGAGACATTTTCCGTAGAGTTTTCTAATGGTGTGGAAACCTGGACACCTATGGACCAGGAAGGCTGGCAGAGAGCCCTGATGACTGCAAAGGCGGTTACCATCACTCTCAGTGGAAAGAGAAACATTGGAGACACAGGAAACGACTACATTGCAGGAAAACAGTTCAGTAACGGACATGATGCAGAAGGATATTTTGAATGGGAGTTCCCGGATGGAACAACCGTATCCTGGGATGCCGCTGTATTTGATGTTAAGAACTGTGGTGGTGGAGATTCCACAAATGTAGCTGCATTAGAGTTTGATGCAATCAGCAATGGCAAGCCTACTGTAACACCCGCTGTATAAGGAGAAGAATAATGGCGAAAAAAGTAAATATTACAGAAAAACTGGAACTGGATGGCAATCCATCCCTGATTATTGGCAAAGAGGAGTTAGAAGTAAACGCAGATGCAGCAACCATGTTAAAGATCATGGGAAAATATTCAGAATTTACCTCGGAAAATGCTACAGCAAAAGACATTCTGGATTTATACAATTTAATGCTCCCGGAGGAAAGTCGGGAAAAGATTGAAAAAATGAAGATCAGCTTTAATGATCTGACGACAATTGTCATGGAAGCCCAGAAACTTATTGTAGGAGAGGAAGAAACTGCGGGGGAAGCTCTGACCCATACTATGACCTGATTGAAGATTATGACCTGATCGTATCTTCCTTCCAGTCACAGTATGGGCTGAGACTGTCGAGAGAAATACACAAAATGTCATGGACAGAGTTTAAACAGATGCTCGTGGGAATTGACAATAAAACAGCACTCGGAAGGATTATCGCAATACGTGCAGAGGATGATAAAGAAATTCTGAAGACTTTTACAAAGGAACAGCATCGGATCAGAAATGAATGGAAAGAAAAACATACAAAGGTAGTGGCTGAATCCATATCAAAACAGGAAATGGATACCGCTATGGATGGATTTAAAAATGCCTTTTTACGAATGGCTGGATTAGGAGGTGACTGAAACTACATATGGCAACAAGTATAGGACAGATTGCACTTGATCTTGTAGTAAACCAGAACCAGTTCCAGCAACAGATGAACGGTATTACCAAACTGGCAAAAAAAGCAGGTGTTGCACTGGCAGCAGCTTTCGGAACCAAGAAATTAATTGATTTTGGCAAACAGTGCCTGGAATTAGGCTCTGATCTGGCAGAGGTCCAGAACGTAGTAGATGTGACGTTTCCTCATATGACTGCAAAGGTCGATGAATTTGCAAGGTCTGCGGCACAGAGCTTCGGTCTCTCAGAGACTATGGCGAAACAGTACACTGGTACATTTGGAGCCATGGCGAAAGCTTTTGGATTCACAGAACAGCAGGCTTACGATATGGGTTCTACTCTGACCGGATTAGCCGGAGATGTAGCTTCATTTTATAATCTGAGTCAGGACGAAGCTTACACAAAGCTTAAATCTGTATTTACAGGTGAGACAGAGCCTTTAAAGGATCTGGGCGTTGTAATGACTCAGACAGCCCTTGACAGTTATGCGTTGGCAAACGGATTCGGCAAGACCACATCACAGATGACGGAAGCTGAGAAAGTAGCTTTACGGTATTCATTTGTGCAAAAGCAATTGTCAGCAGCTTCCGGGGATTTCGCAAGGACATCTGGAAGCTGGGCAAATCAGGTCCGCATCCTGAAGCTGCAGTTTGATTCTCTAAAAGCAACGATTGGACAGGGACTGATCAATTTATTTACGCCCATCATCAAAGCAGTAAATACTCTGATCGGGAAATTAGCAACTCTGGCAAATGCATTCAAAAGCTTTACGGAGCTGATAACAGGCAATAAATCATCCGGAACAAGCCAGATCGCATCAACAGGCGCAGCGGCAGCTGATGCGGGAGCTGGTATGGAAGATGCCTCCCAGTCTGCCGACAACATGGCAGATTCTACGAAGAAAGCCGGAAGTGCTGCGAAAAAAGCGGCAAAAGAGATGCGCTCTCTGATGGGATTTGACCAGATCCAAAAGCTAGATAGCCCATCTGATGCAGAATCTGATTCGGATTCTGGCACAGCAGGTGGCACAGGAAATCCCGGAGTCAATCTGGGAGATGCTGTTGATTTTGGAAAACTGGCAGAAGGCGAGACAACTATTGATAAAACCAACAAGAGTTTGGATAAACTTCTGAAACGCTGTAAAGAACTGGCTAATATCTTCAAAAAAGGATTCCGGATTGGTTTCGGGGATTCCCAGAAGAAAATAAAGTCCATCAATGACAGTATCAAAAATATAGGAAAAACACTCAAGGAAATATTTACAGATCCGGCTGTCGTCGAGTCAGCGAATCATCTCTTAGACTCCCTGGCATTATGCTTTGGGAAAATGGTTGGTTCCTTTGCAAGAATAGGATTAACCATAGCTGACAATCTGATTGGCGGATTTGATAAATATCTCACAGGAAGCAAGGATTACATTAAGGAAAAACTGGCATCTATTTTCGATATCAGAGCAGAAATTGCAGATTTAGAAGGTGATTTTTATGTTGCCATGGCTGACATTTTCGATGTATTCTCCGGGGAAACAGCCAAAAGCATTACCGGACACATTATAGGAATTTTTGCCGATGGAGTTCTTGGAGCTTGCGAGGTACTCTTGAAATTTACAAGGGATATAGAACAGATTTTTATCTTGCCTGTTACCCAGAATGTAGACAAGATAAAAACAGCAATCGAAAATACACTGGTTCCGATTGAAATAGTTCTGAATACCCTGCACCAGGCGGTTGTAGATACATTTGAAAAGATATCTGAAACGTACGATCAATATGTAAAACCTTTCATGGATTCTCTTGCACAGGGAATTTCAGATATCGTAGGTACCTTCCTTGATGCATATAATACATACATTGTTCCTGTCTTGGATTATCTGGCGGATAAGTTCAGCACAGTGTGGGCAGAACATATACAACCCGCACTCAACGGAGTCATCGAACTGATTGGCAAGATCTTTGAGAATTTACAGGCATTATGGGAAACACTCCTGGTACCTGTGATCAACTGGATCATTGCAACTATTTTACCTATTTTAGGACCGATTATTGCTAACATCGGAGATCAGATTTTCGATCTGCTGGCTGTTGCAGGTGATGTGATCAAGGGAATCACGGATATTCTGGGAGGATTCATTGATTTTTGCACGGGTGCTTTTACTGGAGATTTTGATAAATGCTGGCAGGGAATTGAAGAAATCATAGAGGGATTCAAGACTATTGCTGAATCAATCTTTAAATATGTGAAAGAACATATTTTTCAGCCATTTATTGACTTTATAAAAGGAGTCTTTGAAGGATCCTGGGCGGGAAGTTTTAAAACGCTAAAAACAATACTGAACACATTTGGGAAATCTGTAAGCCGGATCTGGTCGGATATAAAACAGATATTTAACGGAATCATTGATTTTGTTACGGGTGTTTTTACAGGAAACTGGACACAGGCATGGGAAGGTATCAAAAACATATTTGGTGGAATATTTGACGGATTAATAACTCTGGCTAAGACACCACTGAATGTAGTTATTGACATTATCAACAGCCTGATGGAAAAACTTAACTCCGGTTTATCGGCAATAGAGAACGCATTTTCATTCAGTTATGATTTCAAGAATCCTATTACAGGTACCCGGCATTATGGACATTATGGTCTGTCTCTTCCCAGAGTACCAACTATACCTCATCTTGCAGAAGGCGGATTTGTACAGAAGAACACGCCACAGCTGGCAATGATCGGTGATAACCTTCATCAGGGCGAAATCGTCTCACCGGAGAATAAATTGCGCGAGATGGCGATTGAAGCAGCCAGAGCCGCATCCGGAAATGGGATTACCAGGGATGAGTTCGAAAGGATCATCAATAATGCGGTTATGCGTATTGTTGCAGCTCTGTCAGAAATGGGATTTTATCTTGACAGTACACAGATCGCAAAAGCAAGCAAGACAGCACAGGAAATTATTGATATCAGATACAACACAGTAGGAGTAGGCTGATGGCAAGAAGAATTTTATGGTCAGGGAGTGTTACGCTCCCTGCTCCAACAAGCATTACAGTAAATGACGAGATAATATGGACTTCTGACACAGGCAGAACATTAGCAGGATATATGGTAGGTGATCCTGTAGCAGAAAAGAAAACAGTATCAATTAAATGGGGAATACTTACGGAAGCACAGATGGCAGTTATAAAAAGTACATTGGTTCCGGGGTATTTCCCATTTTCGTTCCGTGATGACGGAATCGATATTACGATACAGTCATACAGGGGAACATTGTCAAAAGAACAGATTGGATGGCTGAGTGATGGAATATTTTATTACAAAAGCGCATCGGTTGACATAGTGCAGAGGTAACAAAATGATCAATACATCAAATGCATATAAAAATACAATCAAAGAAAACAGAGTAATTCATAATCAGGTAAGAATTACCTTTGCGGATGGCAGTATAAAGACAGCAGCAGATACAGGACTCTTGCAGTTTGGAATTACAGATGAGACATCAAATAACAGCAGCTTTGATATTGGTTCAGCTATTGCAAAACAGATTACTGTTAAGATCAACAATACAGACGGAGAATTAACGAAAAAGAATTTTTCCGGAGCTGAGCTAAGTGCAAAAGTTGGTCTGGAAGTGAATGGAACAGTGGAGTGGTTGGATAAGGGGACATTTTACGCAGAACCTGGAAAAGATACAGGTGATACCGTGACAGTATCAGCCTTTGACAAAATGTTGTCTTTTGACCAGCCATATACCAAAAGCAAACTGGCGTATCCGGTTACACTGAGAGAAATCTTACAGGATGCATGCACTTGTTGTGACGTTCCACTGGCTGCTGATACAGCAACCTTTGATAATTCAGATCTGACAGTGGAGAGCAGGCCTGACGATTCAGCACTGACATTCAGACAGATAATCCAATGGGTCGCACAGATTTCCTGTAAATATGCAAGAATCAATAATGATGGACAGCTGACTTTGAAATGGTATGATACATCATTACTCGGATTGTCGGTATCAGATATGCAGAACAATAACAGAATAGTCAAAATTGATACCATGAAAAGTGGAAGTTCAGTTGAAACAGATGATGTGGTGGTAACAGGGGTCCGTGTTACCGAAGAAAGTGAAACAGAATCTTCCGGAAAGACGGAAACGATTTATCAGTACGGAGCAGACGGATATGTTCTGGAGATTACAGGAAATAAACTGATCCAGAGCGGGAATGGAAGCAAAATAGCAGAATCTGTCGGGAAAAAACTTACAGGGCTTCAGTTCAGACCTTTAAATGTGATTTGCCAAAGTGATCCATCCACAGAGGCTGGTGATATAGGACTTGTAATAGACAGAAAGAATAATATGTATCGGACCATTATTACTGGAGTTCAGTATAATGGTGGTGGTACACAGACAATTACCAGTAGTGCAGAATCTCCTGAAAGATTATCTTCTACGCGATACAGTGAAGCAACGAAACTGTATAAACAGTTTAGAAATGGCTTGTCAAAAAACAAAACCGAATGGGAAAAAGCCATGGAACAGCTGACAAAAGCCATGAAAGAACAGGTGGGTCTTTATCCGGTTATAAAAACACTGGAGGATGGAAGCAAAATATATTATATGTGTGACCATCCGACGCTGGAGGAATCAAAAGTTGTATTTGAACTTAATGGAAAAGGATGGGCAGTAAGCACAGATGGCGGTAATACATGGAATGCAGGTCTTCTCGTAGATGGCACCATGATTACGAAAATTCTGAACAGCATCGGAATTAATGCGGACTGGATCAACACAGGAGCTCTTGTTGTAAAAGACACAAATGGAGATACTCTTTTCCGGGCGGATATTGATACCGGACAGGTCTATATTAATGCGACAACACTTAAAATCACCGGAAAAGATGTTGAAGAAATCGCACAGGACTCTGCAAAAAAATATGTCACTACAGTAGTTAATGATATTGCAAAAGACATTAATACTCAATATTTTGGGGCGTATGATCCAGGTTTGACAAACCTTCCGGCAAAAGAATGGACAGATATAGAAACAAAAGACAAGCATGTAAACGACCTTTTTTATAATACCGACACAAAGAAACTTTTTCGTTTTATTAAAGACGGAGAAAATTATACCTGGGAAGATTTTCAGGATTCGGAGATACAGAAAGCCCTGGAAGATGCAGCTACTGCTAAGGACACAGCAGACGGTAAAAGAAGAGTCTTTATCAATACCCCCACTCCGCCATATGACGAAGGTGACATGTGGGTAACGTCCATGGAAGATGGGAAAGGAAAGGTCAAAATCTGCAAGACTGCACGTGAAAATGGAACATTTGTTTCAACAGACTGGATTTTCCCAGGATATGTAGACAGTAACGATGTGCAGGACGCTATTGATAATTATGATAATAGTCTGGGGCAGCCTGAAATATTCAATAAACTGACCGACAATGGGAAAAATAAAGGTATTTATATTCAGGACGGTGAACTGTATATAAATGCGAGTTATATCTTATCCGGTGTTTTGGCCGGTAAGTTTATTAATGGAAAAGGCATGAGTGTCACTGATAAGGAAAATAAAACAACATTTTATATTGATAATGATGGCAATGTCATGATTGCCGCCAAAACTCTTACTATAGGTGGTAAGGATGTAGAAGATATTGCTGGAGATACTATTGATGAAAAAATAAAGAAAGCAATTCCGTTGGTTATACAGTTATCAAGTGAGTATCAGGCAATCCCGGTAAATGCGGATGGAAACTATTCAAGTTTTCCAAGATGCGAGGTAAAAGTACAGGTTTTTTATGGGGAATCGGATGTTACATCAGAAGCGGCTATATCGTACTCGACAGAAAACATAACAGGCACGTGGTCTTCAGGTACACACACTTATTCCGTAAAGAGCTTATCCGAAGACATTGGATGGGTTGATTTTTCAACGACTTATAATGGAATAACAATAACCAAGCGCTTTAATCTTGCAAAACAGTATGCTGGCGGGAACGGTACGAACGGAAAAGATGCCACTGTTTATTACCTTGAATGTGAAACAACAACGATCAAAAGATGTTCAAACAGCTCTGGCGGATATGATTATTCGCCTTCTCCGCTGGTGTTTCATTTGTATTCGCAGACAGGAGCAGAGGAGAGAAAACAAAACATTTCCGGTAGATGGACGTTTGAGTATACAGAAGACGGAAGCGCATGGAACGCTATTTCTGGAACTGGCGTGGGAATAGATATGAAATTCTCCACATGGGATAGGATAACTAACAGAACCACTGCCATCAGATGTACTGTCGGAAATTCTTCCGGAGTCATCCTCGGGATGTTGAGCGTATCCGTACTTGCGGATGCGGAAGTGACAAGAGAAGCTGTTTTTAACGCTCTGACTGACAATGGCGATCGTCAACTTATAGCCTATGGCTCAGATGGGAAATTGTACATTAATGGCGAATACATAAAGTCTAAAACCATAACGGCCGATCTTATCGACGTGAATACACTTGATGCGATTGTTGCAAAAATAGGCGGATTTGTGGTCGGGTCTACCAGTATACATACCAGCGGCCGCAATTCCATGACGTCAACTACGCAAGGTATATACATAGGAACAAACGGATTTAGCGTATATAAAGACGCGAGAAATTATTTTAATATGAACACTGGTGTAGGATTGCAAATAAAAGGCGGTACTATCAAATTAGGCAATGTAACTCTTGCGGAAGCATCTGATAAAAAGTCTCTGAGCGTTAAATACGGTATGCAGGTACACACTCAAAGATCATCTGGAGAATTCACGGACGGTTCAGGCGAATTTAAACTAATCAACTTGACTACTGTTTCATCGGGATATCAAACTCTTTGCATTGCGAGTAATATCGTATATAAGTTGTCGTCTTCTTCAAAAAGATACAAAAACCATGTTCGAAATATGGATAGCTCTGAAGCGGATAAACTCCTTAAAGTTCCAGTGGTATGGTTTCAATATAAAAAAGGCTATTTGAGAGAAGGAGACCCATTTGAAGACAAACCAGTGCCGGGATTCTATGCGGAAGACGTGTATAAACAATATCCTGAAGGAGTAATATTCAATGAGGATGGGCAGATAGAAGACTGGAATTACAGAACCATGATTCCGGCAATGATGAAAGTTATTCAGAATCAGAATGAAAGAATTAATACATTGGAAGATACAGTGAGCACATTGAACGAAAGACTGAGTAAATTAGAGGAAATGCTGAAAGGGGTGGTTAAATAATGCTGATTGCGAATTTTACGAAAAAGGATGAGGAAATTTCAATAGATGATGAATTGTGACAGTATGATTACGGTCAAAAGCTTCAGATTAATGGTTTAAATCTACCCAACGTTTTTGAGGTCCATTTCTTCTGGAAAGGATTGGAAGAAGCAAAAGTTACTACGGGATATACCAAAGATGGGGTATCTTGCGTGGATATCCCGAATAAGGCACTTGAACAGAGACGTGCAATAAATGTATATATTTATCTTTCCACGCCAGAAGAAGGAGAGACTGTAAACACAGTCATAATGTCAGTGAATAAGCGTCCGATTCCGGAAGAGTTTGAATCTCCGGAGGATGTAGACCTGTTTCATTATACATTGGCAGCAGCCGAAGAGTATACAAAACAGGCAAAAGAAGCTGCACATATGGCAGATACCAGAGCAACTGAGTCGGAATCCTGGGCACATGGGCATAAGCTTTATCCAGAACGTGATAAAGACAATGCAAAGTATTATGCAGATCAGGCAAAACAGGTTGCCACACAAAATGGTTTCTGTCGTATGGAAATACGGGAAGATGGACATCTATATTTATCCCGTACAGAAAATATTGTACAGAGTTTGAATTTCAAGATAAATGATAAAGGGAGATTGGGGGTTATGATGTCATGATAGAAACAGATTTAGGATGTGTGACTGCCTATGCTGATGCAGTGGCACAGGGTTACACAGGAACTCGTAAAGAATTTGGTCAGGTGCTGGCTAATTTTGCAGATTCTGCAACACAGGTTGCAAAAGATAGAACTGCCGTAGAAACTGCAAAGAAATCAGTAGAAGTAATGCAGTCAGATGTAACACAGAAACAGGAGACTGCGACATCTAACATGAATACAGCTGTCGAAGCCGCTGAAAAGGCAAAACAATCCGCAAGCGATGCAGAAGCATCAAAACAGGCAGCTGCTCAGTCTGAACAAAACATCAATAATACAGTAACAGCTTTTGATGATCATGTTGAGGAAAAGATTGCCGGCTTTGACAGTAGAGTGTTCGAAGCGGTTGAACAGTCGAAAGAAGAGATTAATACTACAAAACAACAGGCAATAAATACAATCACCAATCAGCAGGACGCATCGGTCAACATCGTAAAAACTGAGGGAGAAAAAATTATAACCAAAATGGGGAATGATGCTAAAACTGTTGCGGATGATAGAGCGACTGTAGAAGAAGCCGCCCAAACGGTTTTGAATAATGCTCAGGAAGTAGCACAAAACACCCAAACGGTTGCCAGTAATACGGAAAAAGCTGCAGCATCAGCTGAAGGTGCAAAGACTTCTGCCGACAATGCGGCCCAATCTGCAAAAAGTGTAGAGGATGCATCAAAGCAGATCGAACAGAATAAAAAGGATGTTGATTCACTAAAGGAAGATATATCCACCAAAATCACAAAGTTCTACGCAAGTTCACAAGGCGAAACTCATATTACTGATTCTGATAATGGAAAGATTCAAGATATGATGATATATGGCAAATCATCACAGGATGGAACACCAACGCCAGAGAATCTAGTTGAGATTAAGAACGTTGTAAATCCGACTGTGAAGGTTTGTGGGAAAAACCTGTGGAATCCAATACTAGGAGGATATATAAATGGCACCAATGGATCAATAAAAGAAGCTTCAAAAACACAAGTCGCCGTAACAGATTTTATAAAAACAAGTGGAAAAGATATTACTGTTATAGCACGCAATTTTAGTTCGGCAATAGAAATAGGTTATGCATATAGAATTGGATTTTATAATGCAGAAAAAAAGTGGATAAAAAATATCAATCTTTCAAACGGAAACAAATATAGCATAAATACATTTAATGTAACGGGTACAGAATATATTAGAGTGTCAGCTCCGTCTGGTATATACGATACAATTCAGATCGAATATGGTTCGGAAGCCACCCCTTACGAGCCATACACCGAGCAATCCGTCCAGCTCCCCTATACTCTCAACGCTATCCCAGTAACATTTGGCGGCAATGTAACGATTGACGGTCAACAGTATATTGCGGATTATGTGGATGTGGAACGTGGGAAGTTGGTAAAGATGGTTGATTCTTCTAAGTTAGATAATACGCAATCTATTGTAGATAAAACCGAATGGTTATTAGCAGAACAGCAGGAAATCGACTTAACACAGGAAGAAGTACAGGCACTTAAAACACTTGCAACATATTATCCAACTACAAACATATTTATCAATTCCGAACAACTTGACGGATATACAGTATTTAACTATCCAATAAGCATGGCAAATGGGTGGAATTATGTCAAAAAGCAACTTAACGATAACCGAGATTATATCTATGACATGGATACACAATTAGCAGAAGCCTATGTCAACAGTGAATATGCAGTAGCACTTACAGAATTGGAGGTATGATTATGTTATTTAGAACATTATTAAAACTTAAAGAAAGAAATGGACTTACAGATGATTTGAAAAATAAGATTGATATTTTCTTCGCAACGGGCAGAATCACAGAGGAACAGTATAATGAGCTGATGGATATTAATAAGGAAGAAGAACCGAAAGCGGAAAATAATTAACTAAAGAGGGCTTTGACTAAGCATGAAGGGAAACAATGAGATAATTGAATAATATTCAAACAAATGATATAATGAAGCAAAAAGTGACAGAGGTGTTGACATGATTTATGCATTTTGGAATAATAAAGGAGGAACTGGAAAAACCAGTTTATCGTTTCAGACCATTACAATGTATGCTAAAATACATAAGAAAGAGAAAATATTAGCAATAGATTTATGCCCACAAGCGAATTTATCAGAACTGCTTTTAGGTGGCCTGCTTGGAAATGGAGCTGGAAATCTGAATAGTCTTTATGGAGAAAAGAGAAGATCTGTTGGTGGCTATTTTCAAGATAGACTTCCATCTCCATTTACTATGCCAGAAATTGATCCTCATGAATATATAACCAAACCGGCAATATGTAATTCGTCAATACCAGAAAATGTATCTTTGTTGGCTGGAGATCCAATCGTTGAATTACAAACAAATGCAATTGCGACATTAGCGAACACGCAGTTACCAGGTACTGATACTTGGATTGCGGTAATTGATTGGATAAGAGATTTTATTCAAAAATTAAATGGAGTCTATGATACTATTTTTTTAGATTGTAATCCCAGTTTTTCTGTTTATACACAGATTGCAATTGCTAGCGCAGATCGACTAATCCTTCCGGTTATGGCAGATGATTCGTCACGCAGAGCGTTACAAAATGCTTTTTCGCTAATTTATGGAATAAAATCTCCCTCAAGTATTTATAGAGAATATTCATTTTCTACAAAATTGCTAGGGGCTGGAAGAACACTTCCCCGAATACATTGTATAGTTAAAAATAGACTAACCCAATATATGGGAACATCTTCTGCATATCATTCAGTATTATTATCAATTGATAATGATGTTGAACAAGTAATGGAAAGCAATCCAGATATTTTTTCATTTTCAGATATACACGATGGAATTGTCAGTATTAGAGATTTTCAGACAACAGGAGTAGTTGCATTTGCGGAGGGAAAACCGTTCACAGAATTAGCAACAGGTATGCATCATATATTTGAAAAAGATACACAAATTAGCAAAGAATATTTAAATAAATGCAATGAAGCAATGGATAACTTAATTAAAAAATTTTGAAGTTTTGCCAGTCACTATTTTTGTGGCTGGTATTTTTATATTCAGAAGGTTAGTGATGATACGAAAATGCCAGAACATAAATGTTTTTTACTTAAAATTGCGCCGGCGCAATTGCCAGAAAGGAAAAAAGATGGAAACAATTATTTCAGCCTGCATCAGTGCGGCAGTGACACTGGTTGTATGTGTGATCAGCAATAATGCACAGCAGGAAAAGACGCGAACTCTTATGGAGTACAAGCTGGAAGAGCTGACCAAAAGAGTAAATGAACACAATAACCTTATCAAAAGAACTTATGCTCTGGAAGAAAAAATGAGTGTACATGAGGAACAGATTAAGGTTGCGAATCATAGAATAGAAGACCTGGAAAGAAAAGGAGAATGAACATGGAACAGATCACAAATTATGTAAAACCGGAACTCATCGTAGTAGCAATTGCCTTATATTTTGTAGGAATGGCGCTCAAACAGGCACAGGCAGTAAAAGATAAGTATATCCCGCTTATCCTTGGCGGAATCAGCATTGCAATCTGCGCAATCTATGTGTTTGCCACCTGCACCTGCGGTACCGGACAGGATATTGCAATGGCAA